TCAATAGGATAGATTTTAAATGTGGACTTTCTTTTAATTGGGTTTTCCACCAGTCTGTAGTTTCTTTGCTGGACGTTCTACCCATCTTTTGTTGAGATTCCACACACAATTTGAAAGTCTTGATTTTAAGTTCAAGATCTTTCAAATTGGTGTTAGAATCCTCTATCAAATCATAGATTAAAAAACTTGCGCATAGTATTATACACTCAGAATTTTTATCTAACGTTTCGATATCGAATATCAATTGTTTCATAATATAATTTTATCCCATAATTAAAAACTGCGTGTATTAAACCTTTTTCTTCCTTGACACCTTTGCCTTAACTTCTTCAACAGCTTCTACAATTTCTTCACGCACTTCTTCCTTTACACTTTTGACCCACGCTGGTCGCATAATGTACCAACCCGCGAGCAATCCTGCACCAATTACAGCAATATATTCTAGCATATCATTCTCCTTTATTTTTTACCAATATCATATTTAGCTACCAAATGCCAATCATTTTTTTCTCTGAAAGAAATGACCTTTATCTGATTCATTGATGCAACTGGATCTGTAACAATATCTGCATTTACAAGTTTGACCAGCCCCCAGTCACTTAAAAGTTTTGCTATGGTATTCCTTCTTGATTTGTCACCATCTTGTTCAAAATAATCTGTATTTTTGCCGTCCAATGCAAACAACTCTTTAAAATGAACGATATAATACTTACCCCTCTTGTGTAAAATATGGCAAGATTGGTACAATGTTTTATCTTTTTTAGATGAAATTCCTATTCTTGTCAGGGTTTCTTTAACCTTTAAAAAATCATCTTCTTCTTTCAACTCCACCTCTACCAAACTGTTTAATATATCCATTTTAATCACCCTGTAATTTTATTATTTTTATAACTTGCTCAGGTGAAAGAATCTGTAATGCAACTTTTGCCTTTTTTATATTATATCCATAAGCATTGCAAACAGCCTTTAAATTTTCATCTTCTTTCTTTTTAACCCATTTGCTGAATCGTTTTTTGGGTCTGATTATATTTATTAAAAATGAATATTGTAGTTTGTTGTCAAGGTGGTAGTTGCCGTTCATCATGTTGGCATAATACACGGTATCCGGGAAATATGACAATGCTGTGTTCACCAACCATGGACTATAGCTCTTTTCAGCTTGTGTTTTATCATCAGAGTTTTCTATCAAGTTCTTTTTAGTATAATTGATTGAATTCACATATTCAAATGGGTCACTCATCCTTCTTAGCCCTCAATAAATCAGCCGATTTATCAAAAAAATCTGCACATTCATCACAAATTTCAATTGCTATGCCACCAGCATCTACTGTGTTAAGTCTCAATTCATTCACTTTATCTTTTTTCAGCTTTGTGCTGCAAACCCCGCATTTTTTATTATTTAAAAACATTTATTTAAATTGGCATTCTGCTGAAATTTCAACAAGGCAGGCAGTCAAGTTGATATCAGGGTTTGCAACAAAGGTATTTTGGTATTGGTATTTTGCAATTATCATGACAAGATTGGGAATGCTGGACTTTGGCATATACTCCTCACACTTATCAAACATGGCTCTGAAAAAATCATTAGCATCACCATCAGATTCACCAACCCACTTACGGAAACTGGTGAAGTCCTTTTCTTTCAAAAACTGCATCAACTTGTTCAAACTTATATCTTTTATAGATGACAGTATACCAGTGTCTATTTTACCAGTTGCCGAGTATCTTTGAAGTTCATTTAATACCCTTCTCCAATCTGGAAAATGTTTTTTAATAACTTCAGCTATAACTGGTTTTTCATAAGGGACATTTTCTTTTTCAAGAATAGTACAAACCCTTTTCATAAATTGACTAGCCAAACTGCCCATATCATTCTTTGTTAATTTAAAATCAATAACAGAACATCTTGAATGTAATGGGGCAATAATTTTATCTTTGAAATTGCAAGTTAAAATAAAACCACAGTTCTTAGAAAATTCTTCCATGAAATTTCTAAGAGCTGGTTGGGTGTTATTAGTTAGATAGTCAGCTTCATCTAGGATAACATATTTTCTACCACCGGAAAGTGATATAGAAGAAGCAAACCTACTAATGTCATTCCTCAAAGTATCAATATTACCATTCAACGACCCGTTTATAATTATGTAGTCGCAGCCCAATTCTCCCAACATTGCTCTGGCTATAGTTGTTTTACCAACACCGGAACTACCAGAAAGAATCAAATTTGGTATATTTTTTTGATCAACAAACTGTTGGAATACGGATTTTAATTGTTCATTTAATATCGTATCAGAAACAGTTCTCGGTCTATATTTTTCCACCCACAAAAAGTCTTCAAGCATAATCTACCTCATAATAAAATTTAAAATCAAAACTACTTATCGTATGTGGAATTTGCCTCAACAGCAATCCAATATTCAATGTTATCACCCTTGAAGTGAGCCAAACCCTTTGCCGATATCTTTACTTCATAATTACCACCCATCAACTTGATATTATCGGAACGGAATACTGCTCTGAAAGTTGCGTCAGTTTTACCAACTTCTACACTGAATACATCAGAGGTTGTACCCTTAGTATCTACTGCTTGAACATACAATTTACCATCAACACCCGTAACCGCAATTTCCGGGAGAGAAACTACACCCAATGCCCTATTTACTTTGTTTAAAGTTTCTTCAGTTAATGAAAAACTTACATCAGCGTCTTTAAGGTCAATGTCTTTTTCTGGTGCTACAACAATCAACGATGGGTCAGTATATCCAATATTGCACGCATCATTACCCTGTTTGATAGTTAAACTTCTATCACCAAATTCAATGTCACCATCCTCAAATAAAGAAATTGTTCCAAGGAATCTTGACAAATCGTGAATAGCGAAAGACCTTGGGAAATTTTGTGTCAACGTTGCTTTTGCCATAATAGTTTTAGATGGCGAAATTGTACGAATCACGTTACCCTCTCTAACCATCATAGCTGTATTAATAGATGAAAAATTCTTTAATACTTTAGTGGTACTTGCATCAATCTTCATTATATTCTCCAATTTATATTATATTAATTTTACTTCACTTTTTCTTCACTGATTTTAAAATATTTGTATCAGCAGTTGCTGCCGCGCCAATTTGAGCCAAGTCAGCCAAAGAGCCGCCAAAAATATAAGAACCTATATGTTGCAACTTCATCCAAGGACAAAACCATACTTTCAATCCAGCCTTACGAGTCCACTGACAAAACATATAATCTTCTGAGAGGTATCTCTTTGAATAACTCTTAATTCCATTATTCGGGTCTTGTACAAATTCAATAATTTCATCATGTGTAGCATTCTCAGACTTATCCAAAAACATTTTTAACTCTTCAACGATATTGGTTCTCTTATGGTCAATTGGCGTATCAAAATAGGCAACAATTTCCCTAGAACCATCAAAGTGTTCTGTTCTTACATGATCCGGCTTATAAAACTGCTGTGGATATTGTTCGGTAAACTTTTCAAAAGTTTTCCTACGAATCATCATAAATCCAGTGCCAGCTTCAAGCACTTCAACTGGCTGTGATATTGGAATTTCCTTAATACCCTCTGCTGGGTTGAATACATAATCACCCACAAAATTTTCCAATGCGTTTGGATTTTCGTCAGCAAACCCTTTATCAACAGCCAACTTAATTTTTTCCCAACTAATACATTTCTTTGGGTACGGACCTGCGATAATATCGTAGTTGTCTTCAGTTTCATCTTCTGATTGTAATGCAAGAAGTGCTATAACATCTTGTGGATTAAAACCGATATCCGAATCAATAAACATCAGGTGAGTATCCCCGCTGCGCATAAATTCATCAACGCAATAGTTTCTAGCCCTTGTAATCAGAGATTCATTAAATAAGAAAAAGAACCTAACTTGAATGCCATAATGGGTGCACAATCCAGAAAGGTCTGCGATGGATTTGGTGTACATACCAGCACATTGCCCACCGTACATTGGGGTGGCGATGAACAGCTTTCTGGTTTTCAACTTTTCAATTGGTATTTTTATTTCTATAGACATAATTATCCTTCAATTTAAGTTATTATATAGTTATTATAAAGTTTATTGGAAATAAAGGAAAGTGTTTTTTCAGCGTCTTCTTGAGTTTCATTTTCAAATATTTCAGTTATAAATTTTAACTCAAGATTACCCAATATATTACTAACTTTGCTTTCTCTTCCAGCCAACCAAGTTTCGTTTTGATTTGACCCTCTTTCTGCGTATCTATTTTTTCTTGTTTCCCTGCGGGTTTTCAAATAAACCATACTCAATTCATATTTAGCGTTACAATTTTCCAAGAAAGATGAAGTGCAAAGTCTATCACCCTCAAAAATGACAACTGATTCTTTTGGTAATTGATCTAGGAATTTTATGGCTTCAGGTTGTACTGCCATACTCATTCTATCAGTCCCACCAAAAACTTCACCTTCCTCATATTTACCTAAAATGTACAAATTGTCTTTTTGATGGTATGGAACAAGTTTAAAAGAATCATTAATATCTTTACCAATATTAAAATGTTCCATTATTTTTTTCATTAAAGTTGTTTTACCACTTCCAGGTTCACCAAAAATTGCAATCACTTTCATATAAAGTCCTATTCAAAAAATTTAGTTAAAGAGTTTTCAGCTACTACATTATAAAACGGCATATTTTTAATCGGTGCCCAACGTTGGGGTGTTTTATTATACCAAGCCTCAACACGTGGAATACGACCAAAATCTTTAAGACTGTTTATCCAATCTTTGCAATATGCGTCATCAGTTTCATGTGGGTTATTTTCATAAAGTAAATCAGAAGGTATAACATTTTGCCTACCTTCGAGATATTTATCCCAAAGCCAATTATACTCTGGCCAATCTTTTTTCATTTGCATAGTTTCACTATATTGTTCATCAATATAACAACCGCCATAGCGACTACCTTTATGCTGTCGTTTATAGTTACAGCAAGCTGTTTCAAGAGTAAAAAAATCAGCTCTTTCAAAATTACAAGTTTTAATATAATCAGCAGCGGTTTCTTCTAAGTAAGCACAATCAGCAGCCGAAATAACTTTACCCGTCAAATCATCACGACCAATACAAAAA